CACAGCGAGTATGGGTTAGCCTGACGGATGAGGAAATATCAGAGTTAATTCGGAATACTCACAACACTGGCAGTTTTGTGCGTGCCATAGAAGCCAAGCTGAGGAGTAAAAATGAGTCTTGAGGCAAGAGCGATAGAACTAGACGAGGCTAGGAAGGCTCGAATCCTAAAGTCAGAAAGTATTGACGTTGAGAAGTATCTACATTCCAACGACGTAACGATACGGGTCAAGAAGGCTTCTGACTGGCTAGATTCCATCAAAGAGGCTTACCTATCGGAAACGGTAGAGAAGAAAGTCGTTATGCCTTGGACTAAGACGCATGATTCTTTTGCCTATCGTGAGGGTGAGGTAACTGTCTACGCTGGTTCTAATGGTGGTGGTAAGTCGCTCATCACGGGTCAGATAGCGTTGAGTCTCGTCAAGCAGGGTCAGTCAGTCTGCATAGCGTCGTTTGAGATGAAGCCTGAACGGACGCTACAGAGGATGCTTAGACAGTTCTCCGGGGAATCGTTGGATGATCCGTTGACTCACGACAGGGCAGGATTTATCACGAAGATGGTTGATCGGATGGACAAGTTTCTATCCGACAAGATGTATCTGTACGACCAGCAAGGAACTACGTCACCGGAGAAGGTGATTGCTATGTCCAGATACTGCGCTGTAGAGCTAAAGGTCAAGCATATCGTTATCGACAGCCTGATGAAGTGCGTCAAGAACGAGGATGACTTTAACGGTCAGAAGTCGTTTATCGACGAGCTAACCGCATTGGCTAGGGATCACAACGTACACATTCATCTAGTCCACCATATCAGGAAGCAGCAGACGGATGAGACACAGCCGAATAAGAACGACCTGAAAGGGTCAGGGAGCATTTCGGATCAGGTGGATAACGTCTTTTTGGTTTGGAGAAACAAGAAAAAAGAAAACCAGAAGAATCGGGGTGAGCAGATAGACGAGACTCAGCCAGATACCTACCTAATGTGCGAGAAACAGAGGAATGGTGACGGTCAGGAGTGGTACGGTTTATGGTACGACAGTCTGAGTCAGCAGTTTGTAGAGAGGATAGGAGCGAGAATTGACTTTGACAACCGAGGAAGTTTTAGAGCATAGGCACAGGTGCGAAGTAAGACAGGTTCTGGCTTGGCGTACTGAGGACAGGGGCAAGGCAATGGACTATCTATCTTTGGTCAGGCAGAAGCGAGGCGATCAAGCTGCGGATAGGTTAGAGAAAGATTGCCGGACTCAGTGGGAACGTGGGAACAGGGGCGAGAGAGGAGACTGGCGTGGTCTATAAACGGGTTGATTCAAATCAAGTCCAGATTGTTAAAGAGCTAAGACGCTTGGGGATGGAAGTCGAGCATCTGCATAGCGTAGGCAAAGGATGCCCGGATATTCTGGTGGGCTACAAGGGCAAGAACGTCCTGCTAGAGATAAAGAAGGACGATAAGGCCAAGCTGACCCCGGATCAGGTTTTGTGGCATCACTCCTGGAAAGGTCAGGTAGCGGTGGTTACTAACGTAATCGATGCAATAAAGGCGGTTAAAGAGGTGTGCCGGGAGCCATGAAGACCATAACAATAACGGATGAGGATTACGATTTATGCGTAATGGTTGCAGCCATGAGGAATATGGTTTCTAGGGCTAGCAATACCAAAGATCGGCAAATGGGCAATCAGTCTGCGCTAGAGACAGACTTGACAGGGGTCATAGGCGAGTACGCATTTTGTAAGCTACACAATATCTTTCCAGACTTAATCGCTAAAACTAGGTCAGGGTCTTACGACTGTCTTTTCAATGGACAGCGAATTGACATAAAAACAACCAAATACAAAGACGGTAGGTTATTGGCAACTACCAAGCTAAACGACGATGTAGATGTCTATGTGCTGGCTATCGTTAATGGCAAGAGCGTAACTTTCCCCGGATGGACGAGAAAGAGCCAGCTAATCAAAGAGGAAAACCTAAAGAACTTAGGGCATGGAGAAACCTACGTCATGGATCAGGAGAAGCTAAACCATTGGAAATAGACGGGATAGGATTTACCTATAGCAATACATTTACCTATAGAAATATATTTGTTGACGCTCCGAAATAGTTTTGAGAAGATACGTCCATCGACAACAACTTCTCTACGGAGGCTTCCATGTTCAAAGTTACCTTTTACGTTTACAGCAAAATCCTTAACAAGGAGTGCCGTAATGTCGAAATCCACAAGTCGATGGATGACGCAAGACTTAGGGCTTTGGCTCTAATGTGGCAGATCGAATCTGTCGAGGAAATTTAATCAACCAGCCGGGGGAAACCCCGGTTTTTCAAGGGGAGCAACATGGAATCAATCAAAATCGAAGGCGTAACACGGCACACAGGAATCTACGTCGATACGATAGGTAAAGACGTATGGATTAACGTGATGTTGAGCAACGGTAGCGCAAACCTGTCCATTACGGCTGAGAACGCTGAGAAGTTGATTGAGGCAATCCGAGTCGCTATCGTAGAGGCTTCTAATGAAGGTTGATCCTCACGAGGCAATTGACTTTATCTACAGAAACTCTACGGCTTACGCTAAGGCTAAGGCTGAGGTAACGTACCTTGAGGAGTTTCGCAAGAGCAAGAAAGCAATCTTATTCGCACAGGCTATCGGAAATACGGTCGCTGATCGTGAAAATCAGGCTTACGCTCATCCAGAGTACCAAGCCTTGTTAAAAGGGCTTCAGGCGGCTGTAGAGGCTGCTGAGGAGCTTAGATGGCAGTTGATAGCGGCACAGGCTCGCATCGACGTATGGCGCAGTCAGGAGGCTTCTAATCGGACTATGGATAGGGTGACTCAATGACCAGAGATGACATTATCAGAATGACACTTGTTGGCGAACAAAGCCTTAAAGACCGGATTAGTTATGCGATTGCTTTGGAGCGTGAGGAATGTGCGAAGCTATGTGAGATGGTTGAAGATGATGACCTTTACTTTGGTAGCCAATATGCTGCTGCTATCCGCGAAAGGGGTGCGCCATGACTGACTTACAAGATAACGTACCAGACGATAGCAATTTGGCACAATGTGAGTGGTGTGGATGGGTAGTAGACTGGGATGAGGTTCCGAGGGCTAGGGACTTATCCGGAGAGATCGTTACCTGCTGCGAGGAATGTAACGAGGGCGAGTCGTTTGTAAATTATCCGTCTAAGAGGTTCAATGTACAGAAGCAAGAAGCTACTTGAGAGAGCCAGACACCTACCCTGCCAGCATTGCGGCAAGGAGGACGGAACGGTAGTCGCAGCCCACTCGAATCAGTTGCGAGATGGGAAAGGAAAGGGTATAAAGGCTAGTGATTTTAGGATTGCTAGCCTTTGTTTTTTATGCCATTTCGAGCTTGACCAAGGCAAGAATCTTTCCAAGCAGGAACGTGTAGAGATGTGGGAAGAAGCTCATCGAAAGACCATAGGCTTACTTTTTGAACGTGGTTATCTGGAGGTCGTATGAAGAAGATGTCTAAGGCTCAAAAGAAGGTCGGTAAAGTCATGGGTGAGTACAAAGAGGGAACTCTGCACTCAGGCAAAGGTGGCAAGGTCGTAACGAACCCTAAGCAAGCCGTAGCTATTGCTCTTAGCGAGGCTGGTATGGCTAAGAAGGGCAAGAAGAAATGAAGCCCGGACTCTACGCAAACATCAATGCCAAGCGTAAACGTATCGCTGAAGGTTCGGGCGAGAAGATGCGTAAGGTCGGTTCAAAAGGTGCGCCAACTGCTGCGGCGTTTAAGGAATCAGCTAAGACAGCCAAGCCGAGGAAAAAATGAAGAACGGAAAGAAGAAGTCTGACAAAGAGTTGCTAAAAGAGTATCTCGACGAAGAAAAAGAAAAGAAAAAGAACGGTGTTAATGAGATAGAAATCGAGATCAAGATTCCTATGGGTAAGCAGAAGCGGGGTAAAAATGGCCGCAGCATGGACTAAGAAGGCCGGTAAGAACGCTAAGGGTGGCTTGAATGAAAAGGGCAGAAAGTCCTACGAAGCTGCAAATCCCGGCTCTGATCTTAAGCCTCCTGTTAAATCTGGCGATAACCCTCGTCGTGCTTCATTCCTAGCTCGGATGGGCAATATGCCGGGAGCAGAGTATAAAAACGGGGAACCTACCCGACTATTGCTCAGTCTGAAGGCGTGGGGAGCCAGTTCAAAAGCTGATGCCAAGGCTAAAGCAGCCGCTATATCCGCAAGAAACAAGAAGAAATGAGCCACCAGAGCCAGCTAGACTTTGTTGCTAGCGTCAAAAAACAATTCCCACAATATTTCTTTGAGTCCAAGGTCTTAGAAGTCGGAAGTCTGGACATTAACGGTTCTATTCGTCAATTCTTTGTGGCTTGCGACTATACCGGGGTTGATCTGGGTGAAGGCCGAGGAGTTGATATAGTGGCTAAGGGTGAGGAACTGGACTACCCTGATGATAGTTTTGACGTTGTGGCTAGCTGCGAGTGCTTTGAGCATAACCCTGAGTGGGTAAAGACCTTCAATAATATGGTCAGGATGGCTTCAGGGCTGGTTTTCTTTAGCTGTGCTACTACGGGTAGGGCTGAACATGGAACGAGGCGCACAAGCCCGGACGATGCGCCATTTTGCGGGGACTACTACCGGAACCTAACGGAGCAGGACTTTAGGGAAAACTGCGATCTGAGTAAGTTTGAAGTCTATGAATTTATAACTAGCTATAACCCCGCAGACTTATACTTTTGGGCGATATGCAAGCAATCGTAATCTGTACGGTAAACAATCCCGGCATTACTGTGCTTCTGGAGTCTATTCGTTGCTATGGTGACAAGCTACCCGTGTACTTATGTAGTAATAATCTTGGACTCTGGGCTAGAGCCAGAGAGATCACAGAAAACCTTATCTACCGACCCAATCCTGCTACCAATTTCGGAGATGCTTATAACGCAGCCGTCGATTACGCCTTTGAGCATGGCAAGTTTGACTCATTAATTTTAGCTAACGATGATGTGGTTCTTAATCCAGATACGCTATCGTTAATGCGGGAAGATGCGGGGATTCTGGAATCTCGTGGCGTGAAATACGGATTCTTAGGTGCTAGGTCGGACTATGTGTTGCCGGATCAGAACATCAGGTTTCCGGTAGACGGGGACAGAAGGGCAGGATTGAAGTGGGAAAGTGAGCATCAGATCAAGATTACTCCGGTAATTGCGCCTATCTGGGCAAGTATCAGCCGGGAAGCATGGGAAGTAGCTAAGTTCCCGAGTACTAATTGGTATTCAGATAATATAATATGCCATGACTTGAACGTGGCGGGTTATCAGCATTTCGTCAGCAGGGCTTATGTGCATCATGCAGGAAGCCAGACGGTAGGTGTTGATTTCAAGAAATGTCACGAAGAACCGAGGGCGTGGATATTAGAGAACCGCCCAGATATGTACGAGGCTATCTATGGCTGACATGACGGAAACTCTTAGGAAACTCGGTCTAGCGGCTGCTAGGGGAGTTCCGCAATTAGCTACAGGTTTCGTAGATTTGGCTGCTTTGCCATTTACGATGACTGGGGTAATGAAGCCAGAGCAAGCAGTAGGCTCAACGGCTTACCTAACGTCAAAGGGTTTGTTGCCACCAGAACAGAAGGGTTTGCTAGGTGAAACGACAGAACTAGTGACGAGTGCGATTAATCCGGCTTCAATGGCTAAAACTGGTTTGTTAGCCGCGCCTATGGCGTTTGGATCAATTAAAAATGTGGCAACTAAGGTTGATAATTTATCTTTATCACAAAAAGCAACAGAAGCATTAGAAAATCTTAGGGCAAATCCATCTTCATTTGAGGCTAGACAGCGATATATTGATGCGAAAGAGGCTTTAGATAAAGAAGTTGTTGCTTTGAATAAACCAGAGCCTAAATCATTATTAGCAAAAGAAGTACAGGAGCAAGCATATAGAGGTGAACACTCAGCACCCATGAAAGATAGTGGTCAGCCGTTATGGAACCTAAGTGGTATTTACCCAGAAGATTTTTATAGTGCCAGAGGAGCAAGGTTTTACGGTGATGGAGCTGATCTAGCAAGAGATACAAAAATTGTTAGTCAAATGCAATCATTTAGAAATCATCCAGATAGGCCAATCACAATTTATAGAGCAGTTCCTAAAGATGTCCAAAAAGGTAAAGGGATTACTACTGGCGATTGGGTAACATTAGATCGTCAATATGCTAAAGAACATGGGCAGGGTGCATTACAAGGTGATTATAAAATTGTAAAGAAAACAGTAAGAGCAAGAGACATTTTT